CACCGTCAATGTCTACTGCGTCTAGATTCGTAGTCCCGTCTACATCTAGGTCGCCGTTGAAGTCTACGTTGCCAGCGACGGTAAGTGTGCTGCTAAGCTCTAGGTCAGCGAATGCGTCCAGCACCGCAGCACCAGAGCCTGCCCCGTCCGTGTAGACCGCCGCAACATTCCCATTGCCAATTGTAATGTTGGCCCCAGAGCCCTGACTGATAATGATGTTTTGAGATCCGCTCGTAGCGTTCTCAATAAACCACAACTTGTTGACCGTGTTGGGCGCAAGGGTAATCGTGCAGGCGGAGTCGAGAGTTCCTGTGTACTTCAGGAAGATCGCTCGGCCTTCGTCAGCCGCACCGTCCGCAATCGTGGTTGTGTGCGTGTCGGCGTTCGTTGTAATCGCCTCTGTACCCGAACCAAAAGCGTCGGCAATAAGCTCAAGGTTTAGGTTGGTCTTAGTTCCCCAAGTTCCCGACTCATCACCAGTAGTGATTTCGAGTAGCCGCAGGTTATTTACAAATGTGCCCATGTTTAATTCCTGTTGTTATCTCTCTATAACTACCCAAGTAGGGGTCTGTGTGTCGCTGACACTTGACCAACCCGGAGTCTGAGAGTCTGAGATTTCAGACCAGTTAGGAGTCTGAGAGTCAGAGACCGCCGCCCAGTTAGGCGTTTGTGAGTCGCTGACCTCGGTCCAGTTCGGTGTTTGTGAGTCATCTATTAAGCCCCAGACTTGTGCTCCGCTGGTTGTCGCCACCGCCTCTACACCAGTCACATCAACAGAGACCGATGATGTAGTAGTGACACTACCTATTGCGCTAGTTGCTGATGTGCCTGTAACGCTGACGTTACCATCTGCGGTAACTGTTACTGACCCAACACCACTAGTTGCGGCAAGTCCGGTAGCAGACACTGAGACATCAACAGTAACCGATACCGACCCTAGTGCAGTTGTTCCAGATACTCCTGTAACTGAAACACCCGCGTCACCTGAAACCGTCACTGATCCAACAGCAGCGGTTCCAGCCGATCCCGTCGCAGTAACATTTGCCGTTCCTGTTACTGTGACGCTTCCTACTGCGCCTGTTGCTGCTATACCTGTAGGAGCAACACTTGCATCTACTGTTACGGCAACACTGCCTACCGCACCAGTTCCTGCTACACCTGTTTCGGTAACATTAGCATCGCCTGTTACCGTAACAGATCCTACTGCACCCGTACCTGCTACACCTGTCTCTTCAACAGGTATGGGCTCACCCCATGCGCCGGAACCCCAAGTACCTCGGCCCCAGCCTGTTACGTTTGCCATTTTAGGCTATACGAATAATAGCATTACTCGCATCAGCCGCAGGGAAAGCAATCGTAAACGTGCCAGCCGTAGCTGTCTTGTCTGCACCAAAATCCAGCACGAGGACAGAGGTGTCGCCACTTGTGTCTTCGTTGAAAATCAAGGCACCCCTAGCCGTAAACGTCGCAGTAGACCATGAGGTGTCTGCGAAGTCAGTAAGGGCAGTTGTGCCGCTCGTCGAAGGATCGACCCTTGTCAGGGTGTTTCCTTTCGCTGTGTAGTTTGTACCACTGACTTCATTGCTTGTGGTATACGCCGTAGTGCTAGCACTTAGTGAAGCATCACTTGTGTACAAAGCAATCTTGAACGTGTCCCCACCGGAGTTCAAGAAGTTGTGCTTTGCTTCTAGCAACTCCTTCTTGAAGGAGGTGCACATTGCTTGTGTTATCGCCATTAGAGTTTCTCCACCGAATTTGCTAAGTCATTATGGCCCGCTGACCTGAGCAAGGTAACAACTTTTGAGCGATCTTCTTTGATCGCTTCCCACATGTAGTACTGCACTGCTTTGTGTATATACGACTTAAACGCAACGGCCTGTTGAGCAATCGCCGGATGCGCGTTCTCTCCAACAGAGAGGATTGTATCAACTGCTCGCTCAGCCCAATGACTCGGCCCGAGGTTGCCATCCGTGCTGGTCGTAACCGTTACGCTTCCAACTCCTGAATCAAGATCAAACATTAACTCGGAATTGTCCTTATCATTCCGTCACGATACTCATCCCCTGTCATTCTACCCTCTGCTTGCATTTTGAGCAAAGAGAGAGCCTCTCCGTACCTTTGTTGGTACAACTGCATCATGTCCGCGTCACCTTTCATGTAGGTGTACGCCTCCACCAAAGAGCCGTAAAGCAGTACAGTGTCTGCGTTGTCACCCAGCCATGATGTTGTAGAAGTGACAATAGAGCTTGGTTGGTAGTAGTAATGCAGTTCTGTGGTGTAGTTGGCGTCCGGTGTCGGGCCGATGATAAACGTGTCCGAGTCAAAGACCCCGTAGTACTTGGGTGTGCCCTTGGTGCTCGCGTTGGGATATGTAGACCGTATAAAGTTCGCGTCTTTGTTTAGCAGAAATGATTGATTGCTGCTACTCGTGATCGACAGCGAAAAAGGAAACAAAAAGTCAGTAGGCGTTGCTAGGTATGCATTGCCGTCTGTCATGTTTCCCGAAACGTTCTTGCGGTTTACCGGCAAGTTTACTGAGCGATAGATGCGCTGTTCAGCTTGCTTGATAAAGGTAGGAATCGCGGCAACAAACGCGGTTTCTGTGTTGTTAGCGTAGTCCTTGATCGCGTCGGTCAGTTCACTGTAATTCATGTCGTCACCGTGACCTTTCCGGTCCTGCCATGTGCGACAAGGTTTCCGGATCCGCCCCCGTCTCCACCGCCGACAGGGTCAAAAGCAAACATTTTCCGGCTGGTGTCCTGCGAAATATCGGGTCTGGGATCCCTTAATGCCTGTGGGTCTGTGTAGTCGCCTAGTCTGCCTAAGAAGTTCTGAGGCTGGTCCTCGTCAAGCATGTCGCGCCCGACCATTAAGCCGGTCATACGACCCGCTCTCACTTGAGGCACCAAGTCCTTCAGTTTGTATCTGAAGCCGGTGCGATCACAGAAGCCAAAGGCATACTTCCCATTAGCAAACCGTGCCACTAGTAACCTCCGGGTATAAAGTGTACGGAGGCTCTGTCTCGGTCTTCCTGCTGGGCTAGATCCCACTGAAACTCATACTCTTGTTTCAGTTCCGCAGAACGTGCGAATGACTCTGGGTACTTTTGCGAGATCCTGAATGCCAAGCCTGACACAAGCGCAGGTAGAAACCTTGCGGGTACGTCTGGGTTGGTGGATCCCACAGATCCAGTGTCTTCGATACGCCTAATGCGTTGATACGCAAACGTGTAGACCTTGTCCGGTGTCGGCCACAAATAGGCAACAGGCGCATCACGCCTCTTGTCTATGTAGATGTTTACCGGACGGCCTTCAGTCTTCTTATTGGGTATCGTGGAGTACTGGGACACACTAAATCGCGACAGAGGCAAGTCATTTTGAGATGTGCCCGTGCCGTCTCGGATCCAGTACTCAATAAGGTCTACCGTGTCTGCTGGGAGCGTGATGGTAGACGTGCTGGCGACGGTGCTCGCGGTTCCCTCCTCCACACACCAGAAATTAAGGCCACGGTTAGCCCATTCGAGGCTAAGAAGGTTCAACGACCGACGTGCAGTCTCTATGTCGTAGCCCGTCTTGCTTTGCAGCCCACACCTTTCAAACGCTTCCTCAATAACCTCTGAGATCTCTAGGTTGAAAGTCGCTGTGCCTGACGTAGCCATTACCGCCCAACCTTTTTCATGGCCTTTTTATGAGCAGCGGTGAATGTATCGCCAGCCCTCATAAGCCTACGCATTTCTGCCATGTGTTTTGCGGTGTGGTGCTGTTTATGCCTCGCAAGCGTAGCTTCCTGCCTTTTGGTCAACTTCTTTGTCTTCTTTGCCATTTAGCTATCCCTAAATTTTTGAAGGGACCTAGTTTGCGAGTCCATACAAGCACCCGGCGTCTTGGAGCCGGTTTTGACCATACCGCCACTTCTGAGCCTTGCGAGGTCTGGCGTTTTCACCATGTTCCGAATGGCTTTTTTTAACAAGCCTCCAGAAGCCATGGAGTCTTTGGCAAACTTCTCTGCGACCTCTGGCTTGTTAGCGTACAAATACCTTCGCTGCTTATCGCTTTTGAAAGGCATTATTCGTAGCTCTTGCCCATCTTCAACAGGATTGAATAACGGTCACCACTTGAGTGGCCCGTAGTGGTAAACATGATGTCTCCTGTTTTACCACTTCCCGAGTTGTTGATGATTGGGCCGCAGGACCTAAAGTCAAAAAAGCCATAGCCGCTAAGCGTCCAAGCGACTACGTCTGTACTTGCGTCCCACAAAAGGTCTACGGTCATTCCGCTGCAATCGTACCAGATTTGCTGAATGGATACCCCAGTGCAGGTGGCACCAGTACCCGACTGGGTAGCGAGAGCGGAAACGTCCACCTTCTTGACGGCGGATTCGCCTGTGCCGTCAGAAATATTGGTGAACTTCATGACGACAGATTTGTCGCCATCTTGCAGAGTCTGCGAGGTTACTGCGTCGGCCATCTAAATCTCCTTATGGGAACAAGGGGTTTACCCTACCCATGGCAGAAGATTGGGCCACCCATCCAAACGAATGGGTGACCCTCTCTTGTTGATTACGGTTGGTCCGTAAACGCAGGTGCGTCTGCGCCTTCGGTCTGACCCCAAATGATCCAGTTCGTGGAATCCTTTGCCACAATATTGATCTCCATGAGACCAAAGTCCGTGAGGGTCAGGATTGAGTTGGAGTCGCCATCTGCGTACACAGATACGTTGTCTGCGTTAGAGTCCAGATGGATAACTCCGCCGATGAAGTAGTTGGTGTCGGAACCAGTGTCGATAATCAGGTTCTCGGTTTCTTCTGCTGCTCCACCGTAAATAAACTTGAACGACACACCCTCAGCTGGGCTAGGAAGTGTCAGTGTGCGGTCGGCTGTAATCGCCGGAACGACCACAACCCTGCCACCGTGGGTGGCCGCAGTCAGCGTGGTGTCTGCATCCGAAAGGGTTACAGGTGCAACCTGCATACCCGACCCATCAAGGGTAAAGGATGTAGTAAACGCACCCGTCGTGCCATCCTTGGAAACGACCTTAAAGCCGTTTTCGGATCGTACCGCACCACTAAAAGTGGTATTAGCCATTACATTCTCCTGTCTTGGCTAGTGTCTGCCGTTTCCGACAGTCAGGAAAAAAGAAAGGTGGGGGCAAAGGCGATGTTTCGCCTCCACCCCCAACCCAAACTACGCTCCGGGCGAGCCCCAGATCCCGAGGGGATCGGAGACGCCGAAGCTGTACCGCTCGCGAGCCTTGTAGCGAA